TTTTCTTGGTTTTCCAGCAGGACGGCGGTTACCGCTCTACGATGGGGATCTGAGATTTTGTCAAGACCCTCATAGTTGAGGAGAGGTGCCCACTTTTCCTGCAACTGTTCGGATTGGAACATTTGCTTTTAAAAGGGTAAGTTTACGTTTGAACGAATGTTAAATTCAGTTTTGCAGAGTCGAACCCAGGGTTCTCAGGTATGCAGACATCGAGTTAGAGTATGACTCAGGTGCTGCGTTGTCTACTCCCTCAGAGAGGGTTTCGGACTTAGCTACGGAAGACTCTTTCTTAGAGGCAAAATATGACTCTTTGAGTGTTTCCAGTTTTTCACGATAAGATTCTTCACTTTCAAACTCTACACTTTCGGAAAGTGAGGCGAGCTTCTCTTTCTGAGTGACTGCAAGTCCTTCAGAAACTTGATCTAAGATTCCATCAGCAACCGACTCTGCGAGACGCTTGTTAAGGGAAATATTTTTCTCAATCTGCTCGTTGAGTTTTGTCTCCATGTCATCAAGTTTATCTACCATGCTCTCGACTACATCATACTTTTCATCAGGGATTGATACATAATGTTCTTCAAACAGACCTCTCATTCCCTGAAGGAAGGATTCGGTCATTTCAGTCTTGAGTGCATGTTCAATAACAAGTGCGTTCTCAGTGAACCACTCGTCAGAAACATATTCAAGATAAGAATCAACTCGCTCTGCGAGTTCTTCTTTTGCTTCAGCAACTTGCTCGTCCAGCTTAGCAGCATACTTCTGCTCCAGGGACTCAGTTACTTCAGCAACCTTGGACTTAAGCGCGGCCTCAAAAATAATTTTAGCCTTCTCTCTGAATTCCTCAGAGAGTTCTTCGCCGCCAAGAAGTGCATTGACATCTTCTTCGATATCGACTTCTTCTGTGGTTTCTTCTTGCTCAGCAACTACCTCTTCAGTAGAAGTTTCTTCCTCTTCGATGGTTTCCTCATCATCGAGGATTTCTTCTTCCTTCATTCCTTTCATGGGTTCTGCTGCTTTTGCTCCTTTAGTTACCACGTCTTTGACGCCTTTGAGAGTTCCTCCAGGAGTCTTTAACTTTGCTGAGTCGTCGTCTGGCTTGTAGTTCTCGGGAGTAGGACCTCCGAGATCTTCGTATGAACCAGCGATGGACGTATCCATAGAGTCAGCTGGTTTCGCTCCGGCATTGACAGCAGTTTTGGATTGCTTTGTGCCTACTTCCATTTCTTGTAAATCTCCACTGGACATTTGAACGCTCCGATTCTTTACTGTATAAAATCTATATTTATTTATAAATTAAAATATTTTATCAATGATCAAATACTATTCAGAAAGTCATTGAACAGATTCAATTTCTGCTCATCTAACTTCTTCTGATCAACCAATGTATTGATAGTTTTATAGGTCTTTTCCGCATATTTTTCACGAAGGATGCCACCATCCCAGACCCAATCTTTTCCTTCCATAATTCCCTCAACAAATGCATCGGGAGCAGAAGGATCAGCGACGATATCAGCAGCAGTTGCTAACATGAAGTCATCACCAACAATATTGACACCCTCACGGGTTGCCTTTAGCGAACCAATACCGCGAGAAGAAACTCCGAGTTTTACACCCTCACCAATAAGTGAAGATGCAATCTTACCCATTGGAGTTCCGAGGATCTTTGCTTTACCAATAAAGTTAGATCCATTCTCTCTCAGAGAAACAATCTTGTGGGAAACTCTATCGAGATTAACGGTAGGACCGTCAGGGTGACCGAGTTCACCAAGTGCTCTACCTGCAACAACATGGTTTTCGTTGTAACGAGAAACCTCGCGGCGCAGAGTCTCCATAGGATACATACGACCATTACGGTTCTTGATGTTTCCTTGAAGGAACACTCCCTCAATGTAGAGGGCTTTCTTACCGTTGCGTTCTTCAACGATAAAATCAACTGTTTCGATTTCTTCTCTGATAAGTTTCATTGGTTTTTACGCTGTGACTCCGATTCTTGCAACTTTAAGTGTTGCGCTGCCAATATAATAAATGGTGTCTTCAGGATGTTTTTCAAGGATTACCACATCATCATCCTTAACGGTGATAGATCCAATACCTGCATAATTTGCATCCTGCGTAAACACAACTGCAGACGCACCAGAATCATTAAAAAGTCTGACAAATCTGGCAGAGTCAACAGTGGTTGAGTTACCAATGCCCGCAGTTAATTTTTGTTCACCAGCAGAAATAAGTATCCTTGACATTGTTATACAGAATTTTTTATTTATTTATAAGTATCAGACACCATCAGTGGTTTCGATGTCTTCATCATCAACTTCATCTTCAACTTCAGCAGGGTCACCAAAGGTTTGAGAAGCTACATAAGGGCGAAATGCATCAATTTTCTCTGCGGATTTAGCGAACAAAAGATCTTTGATCTTGTCGCTGATCTGAGAGGGAGACTCGTCAGTCACAATAGCATCTAAAAGGTCATCCATTTAATTGTATAATAAACAACTACATATATTTATATTTCGCCACCCTTGGGCATTTCTGGTGCTTCAGTAGCGGAACCATCAATCTCTGGTTCCATCTGAGGTTTCCCTAAATCCATAGATGCTGCATCTAAAGGTTGACCAGTTTCAGGATCAACCGGTGCATTTGGATCAGGAATTACACCTTTTTTAATTTCATCTTCAATAATTTTATCCTGCTCGATAATCTCAATATCAGTTTGACGCAGAATCTTGCGACGAACATAATCCTGAGAGTAGTATTTGCCGATGTATGGTTCAGCAGTTTGAGCAAGAGTCAGTCTTTCATTGAGAAGTTCTGCCTCTTTTAGTTCGGAGAAGTGATTATCATAGAGGAAATCATATTGAATATGCTCACTCATAATCTCCCAATCTTCAGGAGTAATGATGTTTTTCAAGAGTAATTGAGTCCTCAACATGTCATTAAACATGTTGGCAAATCTTTTTCTTAAACGTCCAACAAACTTGGTGAACTTGAGTTCATCTCTCAGGATCTCAGAAGATCTCCCCAAGTTAAACCCACCTTCTCCATCCATTCTTGAGGGTGGAACATTAAGGGACCGGTATAATTTCTTTTTAAAATACTCAATATCAGTGATTTCACCCAGGTTTTGTCCTCCTGGGAGAGTTGAGATTTCTGTTCCTCTTCCGCCTTCGCGTCTGGGGAGCCAGAAGTCTTCGAGCATTGCCATGTACTTTTTGTCATCACGGATTTCTCCAGTGTCAGCATTGTATACGAGTTTGTTGCGATAACGCATCATCACATCACGCAGGTATTGCTCTGCTTTTTGCTTAGGCAGATTACCAACATCGATGTAGAAAATACGACGCTCAGGAGCACGGGACAATCTATAGATGACCAGTGAATCCTCAATCATTCTAAGTTGATTAAGTGATTTGATGGCCTTATGAAGATACGAAAGAGTGGTTCCTTTGTTACGATCTACAAGACCAGATGTGCAATATGTGATTGAATCTTTTGCAATCTTGACCCCAGCACTTGCTCCAGTCTGTGCTGGATTGCCAACAGGATACTGAGATTTTGGATTGTAAATAAAATATTCTTCGATTTCTGGAAAGTTGTAATCCATTGGATTATCACTTCTCAGTTTTTGAAATGCATTACCGCTTGCTTTATCTCCAGGTTTCTTTTTTTCTTGTCTAATATAACGCATTTTTGCTGCGTCAATATAACGTAACTCTTGAATTCCTGCAGTGGGATTCTTTAAATCAATGATTTTATGATAGTAAATACGACCATCGATATACCAGTTACGATAGATCTCATGTGCTTTTTTATCAAAATCCAATAAATCTAAAATGTATTTAAATTCCTTGCGAATTTTATTTTTAATACCATCACTTGCATTAAGATTTGATAGTTCAATTTCTACTGGACTATCATTTGTATCTGATACGATTGCTTCATTTACAATATCTTCAATGGCACTATCTGCTTCAGGATGAAGTGCCATTTCACGATATCTTTTAATAAGATCAAACTCAGTACGAAATACTCCTTCCAAGTCAACATATGACCCAAAAAAACCACTACTCGCATAGTGGTCAGCCCCGTCCTCATTATTAGGAGGAACAGGACTGACTGCACTTGGAGATAGTGGTTCGGTGTCCTCTATCGAGAACCCAAATAACTTAGACATGATTTATTTTCTAAGGTTTCCTACGTCTATTTATTAGCCGTTAGGTTGAACCGCTCCGCCACCAACTGCTGGTGCTAAGATGTTAAATGACTGAACCTGGAATTCAACGGTGAATTCTTCAATGGTATCAGTGCTATCATATGAGAGATCGATCTGAGAAACATTAGTTGGGAAAATATCCACAAACTGATACTCTGCAAGAACAGCATTGCTGCTTCCTGCATTGTCTTTGCTGCTTGGAGTTGAACCTCTACCAAGTTGATAGACCTTCGCATTGACCATGTAAGCAGCTGGTTCAGTTGTGCCCAGGTTGTTGTCCAACTTAGCAATTTGTTCTGACCATTCTTCAAATGCTCTTCTCAGTCTGAAGTCTTCATCGTTGATAACGGTGATAGTCCATGGATCAATGGTTCTGTCACCTGCAACTTTGAAAGTACGACCTCTGAAAGGAACGTCAATCGAAGCAATGTTTTGTGCAGGCATGTTTGCTGCCTTACACATAAACTTGAAGGTATCGGCATCCCAACCAGTTACACTGGATGGGAGAGTAGTGAGTTCAACCTCAAACAGATTAGGGCGAGCGCCGCCCCCAATCAGTTTTGATTTAAAATCAGCAATGGTTTGATTTGCTCTGGATGTTGCCATTAGTTTATCCTCCTGGTGTTATTTAGCGATACTTAATCAAACTCTACCTGCTACTTCTTCAAAGCTAACACCTGTACGGGTAGCAACGAAGGTTAGGGTAATGAAGTTAATCGACTTCGCAGGTTTCAGGAAGATGTCTGCTCTGAACTCATTGTTGTCAATGACATCAGGAGTGTTGTTTGAAGTGTCACAAACAACCAGGAATCCGAAGAGTCCTCTCTTTGCCTGAACATCGCGGAGATAAGGTTCAACGATGTTTCTGAAGTTTGCTCTTGTCAACTCATCGTTGAGTTCAAAGAGTTGTGCCTCTGCTGCTCTTTCGAGTGCTTGCTCAACCGTGAGGAAGAGGCGGCGAACATTGATTCTGTCAAATGCAGATGCGTAAGAGAGTGCAGTCTTATCACCGAAGAGAAGTGTTCCAATGCCAGGTTTGGTGACAATGGAGTTGATTCTTGCGGGATAGAGTTTGTCTCTCTGTGCCTTGGTTGGGTTGTATGCAAGTTTGATGGCATTGTTGATGATACCACGTTGCTCACCTGCGGGAGAGAACCAAGGATATGCTTCAATCGCAGTTCTGGTCATCAGTCCAGCAACGTCAGCGTTGGTTGGAATGTAGCGGAACTTGTTGTTGAAGCGATCATAAGTGAACTTATAACCAGTATCAAATACTGCATAAGAAGAAGAATTCAGAACTGAGAAGTACTGAATCAGGTTATCAGTTTGATCAGTCGTATTGGTTACGTTAACCAAGTTTGCTCTGTGAGGTCCAACCGTTGCCATGCAATCCTTTCTTCCTTCTGCAAGAGAAATCAAGAAGTTTGCTTTTGCCTGCGATTCTTGCTCAGTTGAACAACCAGGACCCATGATCAGATAATCAACTGCAATTTCATCCTTGTTTTCAAAGAGTTGATAGGATGTTTTCAGGTTACCCAGTGAGGTGGTCATTCCACCGTTGTCTCCAGTAGCAGGAATTCCACCACTGTAGTCTTTACCACCACCAAGTTGATAGGTTACGTTACCAACTGCACTGAAGAATACGTCTTGTGCATTCTGTCCCCAAAGTCCACCTGCGACTGTTTCTGCAGTGAAGGACTCAGACTTAGTGCCAGAAACAGAGGTAAATCCAACTGCTCTTGGTGCAGTGCCGTGATGCGAATCTGCTGCGCTTGATGGATTGCCAGCAGCGAACAGATTTTCGGAGAAGTCTGCAAGATAGTCTTGATACCAGACTTTCTGAGGTGAATTTACAGATGAAACGGAGTCAATTGCTTTAGAAAGACTCACATGCTTCTCAAGGATATTGCCTTGAATTCCAGTGACAGATCCTTCGTCATCAATAACGACAACGTGAATTGCATCACCACCACCATTTCTGATTTCTGAATAATTGTTAGTAGTTGGTTTTGGTGCAAGAGACTTCCAGAATACTGTGCTGTTAGTCAGACCCAGTGTTTGCGAATCGTACCAGTCGTTAATGCTGGTTGCGCTCAGAGTGTATCCAAGACCGTCAGTCTTAACGCCAGCAGTAGTCATGAAGTGAAGATTGTCAGAAACTGC